GCTCATTTAAGTCTTTCATCCTTGCTTTGACTTCTTCATCTGGCATCCCAGAAGCTTCAAGTTTAGTTGTCATAGACTCAGCACGCGTTTTCAGCTGCTGAACAAACTCATTTATAGGGCAACGTTTTTCTGATGTTAATGATGAGGCGAAGGGGCGAGAGCGACCAGATTCAGGGTCAGTAAGTCCCCAGATAATCTGCCATTTACGATATGGATAGCCGTTAGAGGCTTCTCCGAATGGCGGAAGAACACGGTAAACGTTGTGTCCATCCTTTACTTTGTGACGCTTCCATTCTTTGCGTGACTTTAGGGAATCGAGGTTGATTTTTATCTTAGAATTATTCATATTTTCTCCATAGGTTATGTTTAAAAGCCGTAATCGGCGTAATTATATTATACCACGTTTATCAAATTTCATCGTTTTCTTCATGTGTTTCGTTATGATCATCGACGCAATAATCGCATACAGTTTCACTACATATTTCACATTCGTCATCAGTAGAAACACCGCATTCTACACATGGTTCAAACTTCTTAGGGCTCATATTAGTTCTCTTCGTTAGCTACTGCTGGCTTTCCAACAGTCTTCTTAGGTTTTCCTGTCATATAAGACTCTACGTCTTTTTCGTCTATGAGATCTATACCTGCAGAATAGAATGGGGTGGTTGCAGTTAGATCACCTACATAGTAGATCAACTTAGTATTCATAGGTCGATTCTTAAGTTGATACTCTAAGTATTTATCAAGTATCACAGGATACTCGGCTCTAAGGATATTATTAATTATGTTAGATAGATCTTCATTATCCTTAAATGCAAGTCCTGCGTAGTTAACTAGTCTGATCTTAAAGACGTTCATGTCTGGATCATACTTTTTACCAATAGAGTTCAATACCTCGCGCAGATGGTTTACGCCAGTCTGATGATGTTTGGGTGCCTTCTTTTGGTTCTCTACTACTTGCTCCATAAAAGAAGGCTGACCGATAACGATCGCGCCTTTATCTAGAGTAGTTGGTGCTTCTTTTACTATAACGAACTTTGACATTAATATCTCCTATTTATTCTACTTTTTCAATTTCTTCAATTTGTAAACTTACTGAGGTTTTCCATCCAGCCTTTAATCGTCCACGTACATATACTATACAATTTTTATTCCATCCTAAGGCTTTAGTTCTGTCCCATTGAGTACATTCTATCGTTGCGTATCCGTCAGATAGGCAAACAGATAGTTTGGACCAAGGTTTCTTAGTTTTCTTAGATATACCTTTATCAGCAGAAGATGACTCAAATAATAAGATCATACCGACCTCATTCTCAAAACCCTTCTTAAGTAGACCCTCAGCTACCTTAATAGTAGATATAATCGGTATATCGCCCATCAATAGTGGTATACCTGAACGACCAGTATTAGATAATGCTGGCCATTTACCTTTTATTATGTTAATAATTTCATTATTTGATAACAAATTCTTATTGAAGGCCTTATTATACTCTTTCTCCATAAGAAAGATAGAAAGTGGGTCGAATTGAAATACTTCAGGTTGAAGTTTAATCTCTTTTCCTCTTAAGTTTTTATAAGTTTCTATGAAAGCTTTTCTACGTTCACTATAATCAGGAATAGAAAGATCCATCATGTCATCAGCTGCTCTACCCTTTATCAAGTAAGAGATACCGCCAGAATTAACCTTAGCATGATCTATACGCTTTACGAAATCCTCAATGGTTGGAAATGGCCCCTTAAGGCACAACTCTCTAACAACTGCAGGTCCCGCACCCTTTATAGCAGAGAGAGGAGTAACAATGAATCGCATTCCATCTATTTCTCTAACCTCAAACTTGTCCGTAGGATACTTGAGCGATGGTGGACGCACAATGTCGCCTAGTTTAGCCATATAATGACGAATTTTATCCTCATCACCATTGTAAACGTTAAGTATACTTGCCCACCATTCAAGAGGATGGTGGTGCTTTAAATACATTGTAATATATCCAAGCTCAGCATATGCGTAAGAGTGACTCTTATTAAAACTATAACGACTAAAAGCTTCAACCATCTTACATAAACTATCTGCCTGATCTGCGGTCCACCCTCTTTGTAGAGCATTCTCCCTTAACTTAGTAAATGTAGATTGAATCACATGCTTCTTCTTTTTAGCAATAGCAGAACGAATCATATCTGATTCTTCACCAGAGAAGTTTCCAATATTAGTTAATATTGACATGATTTGCTCTTGATATACAGCTACAGAATAAGTATCTCCTAACATGGGTTCTAGATCAGGATGGATGTAGCGAGATCCTTCATTACCGCTCTTTACTTTCATATATAGACTAGCGGCAGACATATCTGCGTGAGTTCTACCTAACTCGTCAGTAAATGATCCAACTTTAAAATCTAATGCACCTGGTCTAGCTAATGCTGTAAAGTCTGCTAAGTGCTTTCTATTAGTTGGACAGAATTCTTGTACCATTCCCTTAATTAGGTCGGTATTGAACTGAAATGAAGAATCTGTATCTTTGTTATAAAAATCAGCATAGACATCATTATCTTCGGGAAGTCTATATATGTAGGGAACGCCCTTAAGCTCATCTAAGTAATTAATCTTGTCTTTAACTAGTTGAACGCAATCGGATACGGCAGTAAGTGTCTTAATACCTAAGATATCCGCCTTAACTAGACCACACGCTTGAACCATATCAGCATCGTACTGTGTACACACAATACTACCTAATTCTTTATCCTTCATTACCATTGTTGGAACACGGTCTGCAGCTAGATCTAATGTAGATATTACAAATGCAGAAGCATGTCGAGACCAACCTCTTATAGTTCCTATTAACTTCTTAACCATTCTTTCAACATCGGGATACGTATGAAAGAAATTAGCCAATTGTTTATTGAGTTCCACTTGTCCGTTATTATAGTTACCTTCTTCATCTGTGTAACCATATAGAAAACCATACTCATCTACACCCTGACCTGAATCGGGAATAGAGTCACATATAGTTTTAACCTCATGATCATTGCGGTTTCTACCATAAAGTGCAAACATAGAATCCTTAATGGCATTCTTAGTTTTCATCTTTTGAAATGTAGATACTTGTGCGAAACCTACACCGTATTTTGTACGTAGGTAGTCAATAATAAGTGATCTAGCACGGTCACCAATATCGGCATCGATATCTGGGAATGATCCAGCTTTAATACGAGCATGAGATAAGAAACGCTCGAATGGAAGGTTGGCTTTTATAGGATCAACATGTGTTATCTTTAAGTAATAACTGATAAGTGATCCACCAGCACTACCACGGGCAATGTTCTGAAGAATCCCTTGAGATCGCGCAAATCGACCAATATCCTCATACAGTAAGAAATATGGAATAAAATTTAACGTAGCATTCTTCATGATTACATCTAATTCATGCTTAAATCTAGATAGATAAACAGGATCTTCGTCCCAACGACCGTGACCCTGAATTAGTTCCATCATGTGATAGTAAGTTTGAGTATTATAGTCACTAGTTTTATCTTTAATGTGTTCTGGTATATCAACTTTCGGTAAGTGATACTCGAACTTGACTGTAATTGATTTCGCTGAATCACTAACTTCGTAAGTGTTCTGAATCCACTCCCTGAAGCGCGTTTCAGTGAGCCATTCGCCAACATGTAACTTAAGTTTCTCAAACATTTGTTCTGAGCGTAATTGATGATACGATTCATAGAAATACCATCCATTTGAGTTACCATTCTTCAACAAACAATCTTGTATTATCTTATCCTCTGGCTTAATAAAATGGGCATCCGTAACTGGAATACATTTTCCGCCATATTTATCTACCATTTCTGCTAGGAATAGATTATAGTGCTTTTGTTTATTGCCATCGCATGAACACTCATCACCAGGAATAGGGTCAAAGCTTCCAGTTTTCTTGTTGAAATTATGAGTTACATCATTACAATGAAACTCTATATAGAGATCATCGCCAAAGGTTTCCTTATACATTAAGAAGCGCTCTTCAGCAAGCTTCTTATCACCATCCCAGAATGCTTTTCCAATTGGTCCAGCTATGCATCCAGTGCCAAATTTAATGCCACTCTTATACTGTTTAATCTGATCAAATGTAACTCTGGCCTTAACAGAACCATAAAATGAAACTGTGTCGTTATAAGCTATAGATGATAATTTCATTAGGTTATGATAACCTTCAGTACTAGCTGCCCATGCTGTAATATGATAATGACTCTTATCTTCTGCATTTAACTTAACGTATAGTTCAACTGCTGGAATTAATGTTACTGCATCTTCAGCATGAGTTGTACCATGCTCTTCATTATAGTCCTTAATGAACTGTTTAGTTTTTAAAGCATCGTACATTGATATGGCTGTACCATGATCGGTAACAGCTAGAGCAGGTGTTCCTGTTTCAAGGCACCAACCAACCCACTCTTCTGGCGAAGGAACCGCATCTAACAGAGAATACTTTGAATGATTGTGCAATTGCGCCGGTTCTTTAAATCTTGCCATGGACGTATTATACAAATAGAAAAGGCCACAGTGTTACCTGCAGCCTTTTCATCATGATGCTTATCGAGGAGGATTAGTAAGAACGATTGAAATTCTGAGTACCGTTGCAATTAGTATTATTTAGTGGCTCTAATCTAACATTAGGTTTATTGTTGTTTTGTGAACCAAAGTTAAAATGAAATATAACGTTAGTACCTTGTATTGTGCTTATGTCTAATTCAAGACCAACTTGATAGTCATAGATCTGTTGAGCGGCCATAGCTTGAAGAATACCAGCAAAGAAACTTCTTAAGTATAGGTTATCACCATTGCGACCCCTTAAATAAGAAGAATTAGCTGATCCAGTTCCTTGGACTAATAATTTAAAGTCTAGTTGTCCTGCAGCAGCCGCATTAGATAGTGCTACTTGAAGAGTAGAGTAATTACCAGTAGGATTTACACCAGCTTGTACTTGAGCAACAGAGGAGGTGCCACCAAGATTTCCAGCAGAGACTGGAAGAATAACTGCACCAACTACTTTATTTGCCATTGTTACAACATCAGCACTAGACATAGCAGAGAATGGAGAATTAGAAACAGCGTTCATTGCTGCTGCAGTCTTAGCCGCAACTTGAGTAGCATTATCACTACCTGAAATAGCAACTTGTACAAGTGTTCCAGTTACAGTAGGAGCAATTTCGCCACTTACAAGAAACCACATGAAGTAGTTGGCACTTGGAGTAGCATAACTAAAATACTTCCCAGGAAAACCTGAACCAGATGCCAAGTTTGAACCATTCCTATCCCCTAAATCAAGGGTAGAAATATCTGCAACACCAGCACCAACATAGTCCATGCCGGCTTGAAAAGCACCATCCATTTGCTGTTGGAGCCCATTTGGGCCATTAAAATATGAATCACGTAAAGACATAGGGTCTCCTAACTAAGTAGACTCATTGTATCAGGGATTGGCGCCTGAGCTAGGGTTTACATCGCCACTTTGGATCTCTTCTATCTTCTCTATTAGGAAACTGATCTTGGCTTGCTCATACTTTATAGAACTAGCGTAACCAGCATTGAGATCTTTAACAATCTGTTTAGCTAGGGCAAGTTTCTCATTGGCTGCTCTATCTTCTCTGAGATCTTTAATTTGCATTTCGGCTTTAACTATGAGATCAGCAGCTACATCTTCTGTAACATTCTCATGGTTATCTACGAATGATTTACTTAGGGTCTTTTTAACTGTTTCAATATTAGCCATTTATTTCTTCTTTCCTGTATTCTTAAGAACACGTTCCTTTAATTCTCTAGCTCTTTCTACAATATTTTCTAAACCAATAGTCTTCTTTTTAGCAATATATTTATTCAACTCTTTTATAGAAGTTGTAGTAATAGATGCTTCTAAATCATCTAACTCCTCGGTATATTGTTTAGTTAAACGAGCTATTCGTTCAGCATTCGTTTTTTGGTCATGGCACGTATCGCATATGACTTGGAGGTTCTCAGGCCCACAGAACAACCTAGCGACAAACTCATTCCAGTCAACGAATCCAACTTCCACAGAAATGACAGGAGAGATATGGTCGACTGCACTTGAGGTACTGTTAGACCATTTGCCACAAGTGCCACAGAGATACTGCACAGCATCCTTTTTAGATCTCGATCCGTCTTTATTGAACTTTGCAATTTCTCTCCTTGATTTCATCATGACTTCACGAACTATAGGACTTCTAGAGAATGATCTCCTTAAGGCTCCTCTAATTGCAGAATTTTGGTTATATTTAGGTTTTTTCTTCATATTTTTCTAAATAAGATGCGGCCTTTTTTAAAACATTAATGGAATCTTTTGCTAGACCTAAAACAAAATTACAATTACTACAAAGTAAACCACGCACCTTATTAGTAACATGAGAATGATCTATAGAGAGTCTTTTCGTATGGCCATTTCTCTTATCTACAACTGTTTCAGGTTGTTCACATATAGCACAAACGCCATCTTGAGTTTCCAATATTTCATTGTACCCTTCTAACGTAAGACCGTATTTCTTAAGAACGGTAGTCAATTCTTTTCCAGTTTTATTACGCTGATAGTAGTCAGCTTTATAAGCTTTTGTATGTTCTTTATCTCTATATTTAGAGTTATGTTTTACTGTACAACGCTTACACTGAGCAACGTGAGAATTACGATCCCTGCGAATATAGAATTCATTAATAGGTTTTTCAAGACAACAAGAAGTGCATTTTTTAGTATCCATAAGTAGATCATATCAGATCATACCCATTAAACATCTAATTTCCATTGGCCATTACTATCCACTTTGAGAACTTCGATCTTTGGTTTCTTAGGTTTAGGATTATATAGTTGAGCGGCCATAGCTTTTGGATCCTTATTAGAAGGAGGTGCA